ACGTCGATGACGGCGCGATCGGTGGCGGCGGATTGGCGGCGGCTCATTGGGTGGGCCCCGGGCAGTCAACGCATCCGCAATCGGTATCCGTGCTGCAGGGTTCGGCATCGACGGATGCGAGGTGGGCGAGGGCCGCGAGCACGGCCGCGATGATCAGCAGGCGGGTGCGCATGGCTCAGGCTCCAGCGTTGACGATGCGGTTCAGTTCGGGCAAGCACTCGAGGGCGAGCTCGGCACGGATCACGCGCATATAGCGGCCCGAACTGTCGTCGATGCCGCCCAGCGATGCGAGGATCTCGCGGCGCCCCTCGGCTGACCATCGCCAGATGAACGCTTGCCACTCCTCGGGGCTTCCATCGTCGGGGAGGTGCAGAAAACACAAGCCACGGCTGTCGACCGAACGCATGGCGCGCATCAGGACGGATTCCGCGGCCGCGAGTGTGACCGCGGTTTGGCGCTTGCCTTCTTCGGGGGTTTGGGTGGCGGGGTTGTAGCTGGAGCCCGCGTGTGTGTAGAAAAACTGCTGGTCGAGGGTCAGGGGGGTTTGCATGTTGCGTGCTCCGGTCAGATGTTGCGGGCTTGCCATTGGGCGATCTCTTCATCGCGCGTGGGGGCTTCCATCGGCGCGCCGTGGTAGTCGAACGCGGCGCCGATCGTGCGCAACGCTTCGATGAACTCGGGCACACAGTACGGGTTGCCGGTCAGCTTGCCGGCGCGGCGAACGTTGACCAGATCGCGCAGCGCGCGCAGGCGGCCACCGTCGAACGTCCAGTAGTAGTCGCCGTCGAAAACGCCATGGGTCATCGCGCCGTAGTGGGGTGTCGTCCAGCCCAGCTTTGCGCGCAGCTTGTCGCATGCGGCGCGGTGATTCTGTTCGCTGTTCAGCGCGTCATCGTAGGGGACAGACACAGACCCGGCTTCGCACTTGGCGGTGATGCGGGAACCGCGGGTGTTGGTGGGGCCGACGTAACGGGTGCGGATGGCTTGCATGTTGGATCTCCTAGCGGGTGAAAAGGCGGATGAATCGGGCGACGATGCTGGGGCGGGTTTTGATGCGGGTTCGCATGGTGGGGTCAGTTGAATGCGGCGCCGACAGCTGCGATGCACCAGCACAGGAAAGCGAAGGGCAGCAGGTTCGCAGGGACAGCGCACAGCAAGGGCAGCGCTGCGGCCGTTGCGGGGGTCAGGATGTGCGAGCGGGTCATGTGGTGCTCTCTAGGTGTCGTGTTGCGATGGGATGGAATATAGAGCGAGATGCGCTAGTGAGCAAGCCCCCGCGTTGCCAATTAGCGCAAGATTAGGGAAAGCAACTAGACGAAAAAGTTCGACAGAATCGGCCTTCGCAGGCCGACAGCCGCCAAATCCGCAAATCCTGAGCGGTTATGCAAAAAACGCATGCCTGCGGTTAAACACAGTATCCAATAGCAGAAAGTTGCGCCAATCCACCCTTTCATGGTTGAATCCACTACATGACGACCCTTCAGCGCCTCGAATCCACTGCTAACGACGCCACAATCGGTGGATTCGTCGTTACATTCCCGTCCGGATGCTCCAAAGTGGTGCACTGGCAGGCTGCCGAACCGATCACGCCACTACGCGACGCCGCCAAGAAGTACGCAGCTGCAGCGTTGCAAACGTGCATCGACGAGGATCGCCGCGACGACGCCGACAGGACGAACTGGGCAAGCGTGACCGCTGCAGTCCAGCGCATCGTGTCGGACTGGAATGACAAGCTACGTGAGGCGCAACGTGGAAACGCCCACTGAGACCAGGCGCCGCGGGCGCCCGCTAGGCTCGACCACTGACCCCGCAAAGCTCGAGGCCCAGCGGATCGCGCGGATCGAAGCTACGGCCTACAGAGCCGCAACAATCGACGCGCCGCGCGCACGCATCGCGCTTGACGCGGCTGGCGTCAACGCCAAGCGTGTGATGTTGGAGCTCGCACGGGTCGCCTTCGCGGATGTCCGCCAGCTCTATGACGAGCACGGCAACATGATCCCGCCGCACCTGATGGATGACGACACGGCCGCGACGATCACGGCGATCGACGTCGAGGTCTCAATGCGTGGATCAGGCGAGAACGCTGAACCCGTCATCACAAAGAAGATCCGCCGGGCTGACAAGATGGGTGCTCTCACCCTGTTGGCAAAGCACTTCAAGATCGTAGGCGACGAGGGTGACGGCGTGAATGCGCTCGCTAGCGCGCTTGCGGACCGCTTGGACAATGCACGCCGCAGGCTGGGCGAATCGCAGGTCGAGGATGTACCATTTCGCGAGGTTGGCGAGGGCTCGCCAACCGCAACCGATGAAGGAGAAGACCTATGGTGACCGCAGACGACAAGTCGACGCATCCCGCTGAGGCAGTGGACCCGAAGCGCTTCCGCGCGCAGGCGACCGGCATCGGCCAGTCAATGAAGGCGAGCGAGCGTACGGGGGCGATGCGCGCGGCGCGGGTTGTGGCTGCCATGCCTGAGCGCCAGCGCGCTGCTGTTCCTGTTTCGGAGGGGTACCCCCTGGGGGGAGAGGCTCTCTGACAGAGAGGGGGTTACCCCCTCCTAAGCTCTACGCCCACGCATACCCCAAATCCGAAAATCGAAATTCGCAAATTTTGCGGATTTGGAAATTCGGATTTTTTGGTCCGCAGTTCGGGAACTCGGATTTTTTGGTCTGCGAGGCGAGAGGGTGGGTAGCGGCAGATGAGTGAGATCCTCGATACACGCTTCGGCAAACCGCTGCCCCGCCTCGTCGGCAAGATCCCTGACGAGTTAGTCATCAAAGTGAGGCAGACCGATTTGGCGAACGATCACATCCGAGGCACACCCCTCGACGAGCTATTCGACAAACTGGCCTCGTTCGCGGCCGACCCCTATGGATTCGTGAAGTGGGCATTCCCTTGGGGCGAGCCCGGATCGCTGGAGGACCAGGAGGGGCCGCAAGAGTGGCAGCGCGGGCAGCTCGAGCGCATCGGCCAGCAGATCCGAGAGGGCGCCGCAGAGGGTTGCGTGATCGAGGAGGACGTCAGCGCCGGCCACGGCGTCGGCAAGAGCGCCGAGGTGTCCTGGATGATCCTGTGGGCGATCGCCACGCACAAGGACACGCGCGGCGTCGTCACGGCCAACACCGACAGCCAGCTGCGCACGAAGACGTGGGCCGAACTTGGCAAGTGGTATCAGCTGTTCATCGCCAAGCAGCTGTTCACGCTGACGGCCACGGCCATCTACATCGCCGGCGACCCGGTGCGCGAGAAGACCTGGCGCATCGACCAGATTCCCTGGAGCAAGGACCGCACGGAGGCCTTCGCCGGCTTGCACAACCAGGGCAAGCGGCTGATCGTGATCTTCGACGAGGCCTCGGCCATCGACGACGCGATCTGGGAGGTCACCGAGGGTGCGCTGACGGACGCCAAAACGCAGATCATGTGGCTGCGCTACGGCAATCCGACACGTACTTCCGGTCGTTTCTTTAAAAACTGTTCCCAACCCCGCCGCAACACGTACACCCGGGTGGACAGCCGGCAGGTCAGCTTCAGCAACAAGAAGCAGATTCAGGCGTGGGTCGACGAGTACGGCGACGACAGCGACTTCGTGCGGGTCCGCGTGAAGGGGCAGTTCCCGCGCGCGGGCTACAGCAACTTCATCTCGCCCGAACTGGTGATGCAGGCGCGCCGGCGCCGCGTCGATCCGCGGGACTACCAGGCGTACCCGAAGGTGATGGCGGTCGACCCGGCGCGCTTCGGCGACGACTTCAGCGTGATCACGCTGCGCCAGGGGCGCCGTGTGCATTGGCAGATCGCGCTCAGCGGCTTCGACGGCGTGGACCTCGCCGGCCGGGTCTTCGAGCTGTGCCGCAAGGAGGCGCCGATCTCGTGCATCGCGTACGACGCCATCGGCAACGGCGCGGACCTGGACTCGTCGCTGCGGCGCATGACGGGGCTGCCGCCGCTGATCCCGGTGATGTGGGGCCAGCCGGCCAAGGACACGAAGCAGTACTTCAACCAGCGCTCGGAGTGCTGGGGAGACATGCGGGAGTTCCTCGAGCACGGGCAGATCCCGGACGAGGACGACCTGGCCGAGCAGTTGAGCAGCCTGGACTACGGCTACGACGCGCAGTTCCGCATCCAGCTGCAGAGCAAGAAGGATTTGAAGAAGGGAGGGGGTAAATCCCCCGACAAAGCAGACTCGTTGGCCCTGTCGTTCGTGCCTGACAAGATCGAGCGCAAGCTGGTGATGGCGAAGGTGCGGCCGGTAGCCCGGCGCACAGTGGTCTGGTCGAAGTGACACACCGGCCTTGACCGATTCCCCCGCTCACACGGCATAATCGCGCCATATGGCTGCGCCGAACCCCACTCCGCCTGCGTCCACCCCCGTCGTCGGGGGCAACCCGCTGGTCCGGCAACTGGGGCTCAAGGAGTTGCTTCAGCGCGACGCCGAGGCCGCGCCCGACGTCACCCCGCTGAACGACCCGGGCGTCGAGTCCGCGCTGGCCAGCCACGTGAAGCAGGCATGGGCCCGCAACAAGCTGTCCAAGCAGAAGATCGAGCTCAAGTTGCTCGACTGCCTGCGCGCCCGCCGGGGTGTCTACAGTCCCGCCGCGGTCGCCGCGATGGGTGCCAATGGCAGCGGCAACATGGTGTTCACGGACATCACCGAGACGAAGTGCCGCGCGGCTTCCGCGTGGATCCGCGAGATCGTGCTGCCCGTCGGCGAGCAGCCGTGGGGCGTGGACCCGACGCCGATCCCGGACCTGCCCGGCCCGCTCAAGCGCGCCGTGGTGGAGAAGGCGCTGGGGCAGGCGCAGGCCGTGATGCAGCAGGCCGCCGAGCAGGGCGGCGGCGTCATGGACCCGGAGGAGTTCCGCACGCTGGCGGCTGACCTGGGCGCGAAGCTGCGCAAGGACGCCGAGGCGATGCTGGAGAAGAAGGCCAAGGAGCGCGCGGCGCGCATGGAGCGCCAGATCGCCGACCGGCTCGCGCAGGGCGGCTACTCCGCGGCGATGGACGCCTTCGTCGAGGACTTCGTGACCTACCCGGCCGCGGTCCTCAAGGGTCCGATCTACGCGCGCTCGAAGACCTTGGCCTGGGGTGCTGGCTGGACGCCGCTGGTGTCGAACAACCCAGTGCAGACCTGGGACCACGTCAGCGTCTTCGACGTCTACCCGGCTCCCTCCTCGCGATCGCCGCAGCAGGGCGACTTCATCGAGCGCGTGCGTTTCCGCCGCGAGGAGATGTTCGACCTGCGCGGCCTGCCCGGCTACAAGGACGACGAGATCGACGGCGCGCTGCGCGACTACAGCAACGGCCACCTCGAGGGGTGGCTGTGGACCGAGGCGGAGCGCCAGCGGCTCGAGCAGGAGACGCTCTACATGTGGCTCGCGCCCCCGGGCGTGATCGACGCGCTGAGCTACTGGGGCGGCGTGCCGGGGTGGAAGCTCATGTCCTGGGGCGTGAAGTCGATCGACGGCAAGCCGCTGGAGCCGACCCGCGACTACGAGTGCAACGTGCTCATCTGCGGCCGGTTCATCCTGTACGCCGCGGTGAACCCGCACCCGCTGGGCCACCGCCCGTACCGCAAGGCCTGCTACGACGAGATCCCTGGCGCGTTCTGGGGTCGCAGCATCCCGGACCTGGCGACCGTCAGCCAGCGCATGTGCAACGGCATCGCTTCGGCGCTGGCCGACAACCTGTCGATCGCCAGTGGCCCGCAGGTCTGGGTGCACGCCGACCGCTTCGCCGACGGCGAGCAGACGCTGGAGCTCTTCCCGTGGAAGATCTGGCAGCTCAAGAGCGATCCGACGCAGGGCGTGAACCCTGGCATCGGCTTCTTCCAACCGGACGATCGCGCCGCGAGCCTGATGGCGACCTACGAGCGGTGGGAGGTGCGCGCGGACGACGCCACCGGCATCCCGCGCTACACCTACGGCAATGAGCGCGCCGGCGGCAGCGCCGACACGGCCACCGGCCTGAGCATGCTGATGAACAACGCGGCCAAGGGCCTGCGGCGCGCGATCAGCAACATCGACGAGAACGTGATCGCGCCGACCATCGGCGACACCTTCACGAACGAGATGCTCTACAACGACGACGAGAGCATCAAGGGTGACTGCATCCCGGTGCCGCGCGGCGCCGCGGCGATCCTGATCCGCGAGTCGGCCCAGCAGCGCCGCATCCAGTTCCTCGGCATGACGGCCAACCCGATCGACGCGCAGCTGGTCGGCGGCAGGTACCGCCTGGCCCTGCTACGCGAGACGGCCGCCTCGCTGGACCTCCCGGTCGACGAGGTGGTGCCGACCGACGAGGCCTACGCGGCGCAGCAGGCCGAGCAGTCGCAGGCTGCGGCCGCGCAGATGGAGGCCATGAAGCAGGCCGAGACCGAGAAGATGGTCCTGCAGGCCCGGCTGGAGATGGAGGCGGATGCCGCCAGCGATGCGCGCGAAGCCGAAGGCAAGAAGTCCGACGTGCTGGCCGACGTGGTCAAGCAGGCCGTGGCCGCGGCCATGCAGCAGAAAGAGTCTGCGGCCAAGCCCAAGCGCATCCGATACAACTACGACGAGCAGGGTGCAATCGCAGGCGCCGAGGCGGAGTAAGGCCTGATGGTGGCCGCGTTCCGCAGCATCTCGGCGCTGTCCTACGGGGCACGGACGAACACGACGATCGCGAAGCCGGCCGGCACGGCTGAAGGCGACGTCCTGACGCTGTCGTTCCTGCTGGCTGGCGTCAGCCTGGTCTCGCCGCCGGCGCACACGCTACCCGCGGGTTTCGTGCTGCGCCCGGGCTTTCCGTCGCTGGCGACCGACGGCGGGTTCTTCGGCTACACCTACGTCGCCGACAAGGACGCAACCGACAGCGAACCGGCCGACTACACGGTCCTGCATGGTGCCCTGTCGTCCGACGCGCTACTGATCGCGTCCGAGGGCGTCACGCTGACCGGCACGCAGCAGACGGTCGCGACGGGCGGCAACGACATCTCGACGGCCCCAGGCCTGACGCCAGCCGGCAACGGCGCGCTGTTCCTGTGGGTCGGGCACAACTGGGACCTGTATGGCACCGGTGCGACGCCGGTCGCGGCTGGCGGCACGCCGGTGTTCACGGAGCGCGCGAACGCCAGCAACTCGTTGATGTACGCGGCGACCGGCGTGCAGGCCACCGCGGCGGCGACGGGTAGCGTCGTCCAGAATCCGAACGACAACGCCTCGGCGGATACGTCGCGATGGACCGCGGTCCTGATCAGCCTCGAGGCCAGCGAGGCGCCGCCTCCGACGACCATCGTCCCGGATGTGGTCGGGCTGGCGCTGGCCGCGGCCGAGGCAGCGATAACAGGTGCCGACCTGGTGCCGGACTCCACCGAGGCGTACTCCGGCAGCGTGCCGGCTGGCGACGTGATCAGCCAGGTGCCGATCGGCGGCGCGGTCGTCGGCTTGGGTTCGCTGGTCGACCTGGTGGTGTCGCTCGGACCGGAGCCGCCGCCTCCTCCACCTCCGCCACCCCCGCCACCAGGCCCCGACGTGTTGGAGCCGGAATTCCTCGGCTTCCCGAACGTGCGCATCCGCGGCCTGAAGCGGGAAGAGGATGCCATCGAGGCGGCGATCGAGGAAGCCATCGCAGAGCCACCTCCGGCCGAGCCAACGCTGCCCGAGGCTACGGTCTCAGGGCCTGGCGTGCTCGAGATGGCGCTGGCCGAGCCAGTGCCGGCGCTCGAGCCCCTCCTGCTTGATGCGGTGCTCGGGACGGTCAAAGCCCCACCGAAAGGCGCCGCGCTGTTGCGCGCGGTGCCGCCAGCGCCCAAGCCTGCCGAGCCACCCCCACCGGCCGCGCCGACGATCGACCTGGCACCGCTGCTGGCAGAGCAGGCCGAGCTCCGCGCTGCCGTCAAGGCACTGCGCGCGGACACCGCCGCGCTGATCGGCAGCCTGAAGGCGGCGCTGGCGCTGACTCAGGAAGAGATGACCTCGGCCGGCGCCGCGCAGCAGGTCGCGGTGCTCGCCGAGGTCAAGGAGATCGCGTCGACCCTTGCCGCGATGGCGGCCGCCCAGCGCGCTCGTGACCTGGCTGACGCTAATCGGCGTCGCGCGGCCGCGATTGCGTCGCGGATCTTGGAAGACTCCTGACTTCCACGCTACACTGCGCACCATGAAATTGACAGGGGACCAGCTGGCATTCCTCGCGCGATTCTCGAAGTCGCCCGACGGTGCCGCGCTCCTCGCGATTTTTCGAGCCAAACTGGCCGACACGGAAGGCAAG